ATAGTGAATATCTCTGAGTGAGCGCCTAGAGTAAGTGGGAAGATAGGTAGAGAGGCAGGGCGGGGAGTAGTATCCATTACTGGGGACACTTCTTCTATAAGGGCATGATCTAACAGGGATAATTGGTCCTGAATGGAATATTTGGCGTCCACCGCAATGGGCACTCCGCGCACCGCGCCCGACGCGACATGGACCGTCTGCCGCAACGGTGACGAGTTCCGCGCTGCCGTGACCGCGTGGGCTGGCAAAGGCGACTTGACCGTATCGTTCGACCACGACCTTGGCGACGAGTGCGTGGACACTGGCTATACGCTGGTCAAGTGGCTGTGCGAGTATCTTGCGCCGATGATGGACGATTGCCCGTGGAACGTGACTGTTGTGGTCCACTCTGCCAACCCCGTGGGCGCAAAGAATATCCGCGACTATTGGGAATGGTACGCAGGCTTTCTTGAGACAGCAGCGCGTGAGTTACTGGGCTTTTTTGTTGCCCACGGAGGGCGCTAAATGAAAAAGAAATCGTTTCTCATGTACCACGATACCGAGATAACGCTTGACGCCATGTCAGATGAACAGGCTGGGAAGTTCATTAAGGCTATCTTTGATTATGCGGCGCGTGGTGAAATTGTGGAAACCGATGATGACGTTGTTAGGTTCTGTCTACTGTCTGCTAGGGCAACTATGGACAGAGACGCAGCAAAATATAATGAGCGTTGCGACAAAAACAAGGAAAACGGAGCGCTTGGCGGACTTAGCAAAAGCAAGCGAATGCTAGCGAATGCTAGCGAATGCAAGCGAATGCTAGCGAATGCTAGCGAATGCAAGCAATCGTTAGCATTGGCCCCCGATAATGATATTGGTATTGGTATTGAAAATGAAGAAACTAATACTAGGGGCGGCGGGCCTGCGGCCCCAATTGACCCGAAAGCGTTTTCTGGTTTTGTCATCTACCACCAGGACGGCGAGATGCGGATAAATAACCGTGACCTCGAAAGTTGGAAATCAGCGTATTCTCATCTTGACATTCCGGCGCAACTTCAGTCATTGTCCGATTGGACACGCGAGACAAGGGAGTGGACGAAGAAAGACGCATTCCACCGCACGTCCGCAACTCTCAAGCTACGAGACGAAAGGGCGCGCATACTCGCAGAAGAAAAGCGAAAGGACGAGGCGCGGCAGGATAAGAAGCCGATGACGGTTGAAGAGCGCAAACGTGCGGAGTGGTTGGCTAGCGGTCAGGCAGTGAACTAGGAGCTATTGTGACGGCAAAAACACTTGCAGATTTTGGCATTGAATTGCACGAAGGCGATAGCCGCACGACTTGCCCGCAGTGTAGCCCGACACGCACAAAGAAATTTGAGCGTTGCCTGTCCGTTGACGTTGAAAAGGGCGTGTGGTTTTGTCACCATTGCGCTTGGGCTGGTGGGCTTAAAGGGCACCAAGACGAAGCCAAAGAGGCGCGTCGGATATTTAGCAAGCCTGTATACGTCGAGAGCGGCATAACCGACCCCAGGGTGCTCAAGTGGTTTTCTGACCGTGGCATATCCGAGCATACGCTTGCCGACTTTAAGATCAAGAGCGGTCCAGCCTGGATGCACGGCAAGGCCGACATTGAAAGCGGTATCACAAACACAATTCAGTATCCGTATTTCTATGGCGGGGAAGTCGTAAATATCAAATACCGCACTGGCGACAAGCGGTTTCGCCAAGAGAAAGACGCCAGGAAATGCCTGTATAATTACGATAATGCGTTGAAATCAAACGGCGATAGGCTCATTTTGACGGAAGGCGAAGGGGATACGCTTGCCCTGCACGAAGTTGGCTACCGCGCCGTTGTGTCTGTTCCCGATGGAGCACCCACACCAGAGACGCGCAACTATACCAGCAAATTTTCGTTCCTAGAGGGCGCAGAAGACCTCTTCGACAGGTTTAAATGGATTATCCTTGCCGTAGACGCAGACGCGCCTGGAAGGCGTCTAGAGGAAGAATTAGCGCGTAGGCTTGGCGTTGAGCGTTGCCTTCGTATCGCGTGGCCGGAAGGGTGCAAAGACGCTAATGACGTGCTCATGCAAAAGGGCGCGGCTGTTTTGCGCCAAGTCATTGATGCGGCTACGATGTTCCCGGTCAAGGGAGTAGCCACGGTTGAAGACTTGTGGGCGGCTGTATTTGATAGGCACGGTAAGCCGGAGGTGGCGGGAGCCTATTGCGGTTGGCCCAACTCTGAAGGCGTGTTGAATATTGAGCCTGGGCAGATGACTGTTGTGACTGGCATTCCAAGCCACGGCAAAAGCACCTGGATTGATGCTTTGCGGATTAATCTTTGGAAGGGTTATTCCTGGCCTAGCGCGGCATTCAGCCCTGAAAACTGGCCCGCAGACGATCACCTTGCCAAGCTTTGCGAAATGTACGCCGCGAAGAACTTCCACGAAATGACGCAGGATGAAGTTGCTGGCGCGCTTCATGAAACACGTGGTGGTTTGTTTTTTATCCAGCCGGAAAACGATTCCGAGATGATGACAGTTGATGAAATTTTAGCTCGCGCCCGTTCTCTTGTATATCGCTACGGTATAAAGATTCTCGTTATCGACCCTTGGAACGAAGTTGACCACGACATACCCATGTCGCAACGCGAAGATCAGTATATTTCAACGCAGCTTGCAAAGATTCGTAGGTTTGCTCGCATGAACGCCATTCACATTTTCATCATCGCGCATCCGAGCAAGTTGCAAAAAGACAAAGACGGTAAATATCCTGCACCTACGCCGTATGATATTGCAGGCGGTGCAATGTGGCGGAACAAAGCCGACAATAGCTTGTGTGTGTTTCGTCCAGACATGAAGAATAGCGACACTGACGTTTTGGTGCAGAAGATACGCTTTCGCAGGAATGGCCGCGCTGGTGATAAGATGCAGTTTGTTTACCACGTCGGGACTAGCACGTACCACGAGAAGAAAGCCTACGGTGATGACGTTTATGAGTAGATTTAGCTTGCGTTCCGCGCTGAAGTATGCCATATTCATCGCATGGCAATGGCACTTGATTAGCGATGCGACGGCGCAGTACGTCATCGGACGCTTTAACCTCAAACACGACTAGGCGGCGTTATGGCTGGACGTAAATATGTGTGCTTAGATTGCGGGTTTACTGCTTGGATGCCAAGGTTAATTGCCTGCATGAAGTGTGGAAGCGATAATATCAAAACTGCGTATTCTGTAAGTTTCAAAGAAAAAACATGCGTTTCATGCAAGCGCACATTCACTCCATCCCTGCCTAAGCAAAAAACGTGCGACACAGTAGAGTGTAAAAAGATTTACAGAGCAAAGAGAGAAAAGGCGATTAGAGATAAAAACAGAGAGATGCATAAGTGTGCCTTTTGTGGACTGGACTTCATCAAGCGCAGCGTATCGCAGACTGTCTGTATGCGCGATGAATGTCGGAAGAAAAGGGACATTGAACGTCGAGCAAAGGTGAAAGAATCCGTCAATCGCCGTGAATTACTTGGGCCAGATAAGCCGCTCATGCCGATGCGTAAGTGCCACACTCCGGGATGCAGCAACATGTCATACAACTGCTGGTGCCCGAAGTGCCAGGGGCGCAGGGCATTTATCCACGACGTTGAAGGCCGTAGCGGGATTTCTGATCTGTTCAGCGGCGGACACATTAACGTCGAGGTGGCGTACTAATGGCTTCGCTGCCCCGTCATGCAATTAATCGCCTTGCGGCCTTGCACCTCGTATCTGGAATGCTTGATGCCTTTGCTGACCCCGTGGCATCGTTCCTTGATGCGAATGAGCGCGGGAAGGCCGCTGTAATCGCATCACGTATCGCCATGAGCGTGGCACGGGCGAAACTGCTAGACCCACACGACGAAACAGACCGCAGGCTGATAAACACAATTCTGCGCAGAAATGACGCCATGTGCGCGAAGCTTGACCGCGAAGTTGACGCGAGGGTGGCACTTGCGATGGTTGTTGATATAGTGGCAAGAGAAGAAGAGGCTTTACCGCGTGAGCCGAAGCTGATTGATAAGCGTTGGGAGTGGGGAAATCTTCATTCACTTCTTGGCGAGTTTTACGACATTCTTGACAAGGGCTTGACAGACGATGCGCCGATAGATATTGGTTGCGCGGCGGCTGAAAGTTTGGTGGCCGCGTGAGAGAGTTTGTAACTGGCACGGCAATTGGACTTGTATGCGCATTGTGTGTAATCGTCTATTTTTTAAACGATGCGAACAAATCACTACAGGCCAGCAATTCAAGGCTTATGGAGTCGATAGTCAACATACAGACAGAACAGGCGAAGCAAGAGCGGGTGGCGGAAAAGGCGATGCGGCGGCATGTCAGGAAGATCGCCGCGAAGGAGTCATGGATATGACAGAGTGCCCACTCCCGCCGCAGTACCGCGATAGATGCGCAGCTTGGGATTCCCGCCGCGCTGCCCGTGGTGAGCCTGGGTGTGGTGGCGTAGCGTTAGGGCATACGGAATGCCACTTGACGGAAGAGCAAATAAAGGCCATGAAGAAGGAAACAGGGGGGAGATGATGAAACTAACGCTGCCATGGCCTCCATCACTTAACCAGTATTACCGCCATTGCGTCATACCGCTCAAGTCTGGCCGTGGGCGTAGCGTGACGCTCATTAGCAAGCCGGGGCGTGAGTATAGGGCGGAGGTCATGCGTATCGCTAGCGGTGGCCTGGCGTTGTCTGGACGGCTGGCGGTGACGCTTGAACTGTACCCGCCGGACAAGAGGGCTAGGGACGTTGACAACCATGCAAAAGCCGTGCTAGACGCCCTAACTCACTCCGGCGTATGGGGCGATGATAGCCAGCTTGACGAACTGCATATCTACAGGCGAGAGATAAAAAGAGGCGGTGAACTTGTGGTGACAATCGAGGTTATGGATGCAGATTAAAATTGTGAAGCTGACCGATGAATCGTTGATGCGCAGGGCGTGTGAAATGACTACACGCGGGCAGTCGCGCATGACGCTGCCTAAAGTTTACGCCTGCAAACATAGCCCGATCAGGACGCAGATGTTTTGGGTTGAAATGCTTGACATTCCTACATTCGCCAGTGTACACATGGTCAGACATTCAGTTGGCGTCACGCATTACGTGTCCAGCAACCGAGAGGACCGTGGCGGGAATGGTAATGCAGACCGCAACACGCCAGTTTCTCACGCAATGCTGATTAACGCGGAAGCGTTGCAGAACCTCGCATATAAGCGATTGTGCGGCAAGGCTCATATCGCTGTACAGAGAATTATGGAGGAAATCAAGGTGCAGATGTTCGATGTTGATGAACACTTGGCGCGCACGTTGGTTCCATTGTGCGTTTGGCGCGGTGGGTTGTGTGACGAATTGAAACCTTGTGGAAGGAATAGAGGCGAGTAATGGACGCTACATTGCCTGAATTATCGTTTGAGAATGTCGGAAATGGATTGCGTAACGAAGTTGAGATGACGTGCTTCATCCAGCACACCCGCGCACTCGCCGCACACATCCACGCCACGGCTATCAGCAAAGGCTGGTGGCAGGAAGACCGCAACGATGGTGAGCTTATCGCGCTAATGCACTCCGAGTTGAGCGAGGCGCTTGAAGCGTTGCGCGCTGGCAATCCGCCAGACGACCACATACCGCAATTCTCCGGAGTAGAGGCTGAACTTGCTGACGTGATTATTAGGGCGCTTGACATGAGCGCGGCGCGGGGTTATGACGTTGCTGGGGCCATTGTAGCGAAGGTACGATATAACGAAGGCCGGGCGTATAAGCACGGGAATAAGGCGTTTTAGTATGACATCAACTGATCTGACAATGGAAAACGTCAAGGTATCGTTGGCCTGGATGTTCACGGTTATATTTTCTATATCGTTCGTAGGATTTTGCCTATATGCATCGTGGGGCGATGTTTTGGGATGGTGGTAACGGCAGATGAAACGCTACGCAACGTGTCCGCATTGTCATATGCCGTGTGTGATGGTGACGCAACTAGACTTGCACAGTGGGCCGGTTGTGTCCTGTTGTGCTAATGAAAGTTGTCACACAATGTTGACGTATGAAGTGAAAGGAGAAACTGAAATGATGTGCGGTGGTAGTATGAAACTTGAACCTGCTAGTGATTGTTTGAGTCGTGAATATCAGTCACTTTCTGACGTACTGCACGATGCCTACGAACAGGCCAGCGGCGGCAAGGGCAAAGAGCGCCACGACAACGGCTTGCCATTTGAAGATCAGCCGATCATGCAGATTACGCGCTTGCTGGGAGATCATCCGGTCGCCGCTCTCGCCTATCAGGTCGTTAAAAAGACTGTAGAGGCTGGGCGTCTTTATCATATCAAGGGCGCGGACGCTGCGGAACGTGAGATATTGGGCGCGATTAACTACAGCGCGGCGATGATTCTGCGAATGCGCGAACTCGGAAAGGACGGTGCGGAGTGATTCCGGCGCAGGTTCCGGCAGAAACGGACCTCGCAACGTTCGTGAGGCTTTGCGGGAGTAAGAGGAGTGCTGCAAAAGCAATCGGCATTCCGAGAAAGACTTTGTGCCGCTGGCTACTCGACATTGAACGCACCGGGCAGATAAATGCGCGTCCGTCGCGTGTGCGTTGGGCAATGGAGCGTATTAACGTAGTGCGTGCGAAGATGCGTCAAGACGGCCCTTGCTATGACGTGGCCGATGCGTTTATGTCTGTTTTCGGCCTTCATCGCGCTGACCGTGGCGACGACATGACGTGCGCGAGATTCCCTGACAGTCTCTCGGATGCAACCGGAAAAGTAACCGGACAAAAACAGGGGCAAGATTTTCGGAAAACGTACGAAAATGGCAATAATTCTGCTAAGATGAATGGGACAAAAACAGGGACAAGGAACCAGACAAAAATTGGCGCTGGCGGAGACGGTCCGTGTATGAATTGCGGCGAGTATCACGCGCCTGGCGAGGGTGTAGACGGGTGCCCAACGATGGAAGATTTACTAGCTATTGTGCGTGGTTTGGGTACAAAACGTACACAGTTCATGAATCGTGAACGGAATATATCGCAAGGTGGCGGGACAAAACGCAAAACTGTGCTTTTCCTTTATGACATTCACTTGCCAAACCACTCGGAAGAAAATATCGCGCTCGCACTGGACTATGCGCAGTCACGGCACGAAATTGATACGGTGGTGCTTGGCGGAGACTTCCTCGACTGCGCTGGAATCAGCAGGTGGAAAAAAGACCCCTACGGGACAATGCCGCTGCACGAAGAAATAGCACGTGGAGTGGCGTGGCTTGAGGCGTTGCGGACGCGGTTTAAGAAGTCCGAGATAGTAATAATGAAAGGTAATCATGAGGACAGGTTGCAGAGTTATCTGTGGAATCAGGCCGCAGAAATTAGCAAACTGAAGGGCTTGAAACTACAAGACCAGCTTGAGCTTGAGCGCCTGAACATCCGCTGGGTTGATAATCTTGAGCGAGTGCAGCGTGGCGAAGGCGTGTACAGCATCGGCAAGCTAAATATCCTGCATGGTCACGAACTTGGCATTTGCCCGAACATCAATCCGGCGCGTCAATACTTCCTGCGGGCGCTTGATAACGTAATCTGCGGGCACGTACATAAAGTCGATGAGCACTTTGCCACCACTATAGCGGGCAAGACTGCCGGGGCGTGGGTGTGCGGGCCATTGTGCGACATGCACCCGGAGTACCGCCCACTCAACCCCTGGGTGGCCGGATTCGCCATTGCACACTTTGACGATGACGGGCTATTTAGTGTGAAGCTGAAAAAGATCATCGAAGGCAGAGTCTTGTGATTTCGCGTCAATATTTTGGCTTGACAGTTCCTCTTGTTTAAGCTAACACTTACATAGCAGGGGGAACGCATGTCAGACAAGAACTTTGACGACTACATCCGGGAGCGCGAAGGGCGCAAGGATTACCGCGCCGCGTTCGCCGACTATTACGGCCTGGACGCCAAGGAAACGCGTACCGACCGCATCACCCTTGAGGACGGCTGTTCCTGGGTGCGCGCCCATGACGGCTCCAGCGAAGGCGACATTTAGCCTTGCGCTATCCAGACCTTGAGGCGCAGCTAAAGATAGACGAAGGTCTACGTCTCACGTCCTACAGGTGCAGCGCAGGCGTTTGGAGCCTGGGATATGGGCACAACCTTGAGGCGCACCCGGACCCCACATATCCCGCTGGCCCCCGCACCACCTGCACTATCGAACAGGCCGACGCATGGCTTGTGTCCGACATAGCCGAAGCCGAGGAATCCATGTTGCGTCGCTGGCCGTGGATGTCAGCACTCCCCCGCAATGTGTACCTCGCACTGCTCAATATCGTGTTTAACATGGGTGCCGCACGTTTCGCTGGGTTCGTCCAGGCACTCGCGGCCATTAAGTCACAGAACTATGCGCTTGCGGCTGACGAACTCGAGGACTCCCTCTGGTTCCGGCAGGTCGGCAACCGTGGAAAGCGTGTCGTGGCGCAGGTGCGGCGCGGCGAGGAGGCATCGCATGTTTGATCTTCTGCAAAACCCCTTGATCTTAGGCGCCGCAGCTGTTGGCTGCGCCATCGGCGCTGGCGGGGCGTTTTGGCTGACGGGCGCCGTCGCCTGGGCTGTCGTCGGCGGGATCGCCGGGGCCGTCCTGGTCCCCGTGGCGCTGTTTTACGCCATCATGAGCAACTTTCGGATGTAGCCGTGGGACTCCTGGACGCCATACCGGCCCTCGCCGACTCCATCATCAAGCGCATCTGGCCCAACAAGGAGCTCGCGCAGCAGCACACGCACGACGAGGCGATGGGCCAACAGGCCACGAACACCGCAGAGGCGCAGACGAGCGGAGGCGGTGGGCTTATCGGCTTGCTCAAGTCCTGGCGCGGCTTCGTCGGATGGGCGTGTGGCATGGCGATTGTGTGGCAGTTTGTGGTACGCCCGTTGCTGGTCGGTATGTTCCCCGGAAGTAATTTCCCAGGCTATGCCGCTGACGAAATGACCATGCTCGGCAGAATCTTGCTGGGCATGCTTGGCCTTGGCGGGTGAGCCATGCCTGAATGGCTTGCCGCAATCATTGTAGCCGCTGCGGTGGCTTCTATCGGGTGGATGCTCCGCAGAGGGTACACGGCGATTCTTGAGGCCGTAAAGGAGATACGCGACGACCTCAAGGCGGTGATCAAGGAACAGGCGGACCTAAAGCGCGATTGCGTACCGTGGGAGGAGTTCAATCGCCTCAAGGCCGACGTCACACATCACAGCACAGACATAGCCGTCATAAAAACAACCTGCAACGCTACTCACGAGAAGAAATAATGCCGCGACCACGAAAAGAACCGCCCACGCTCGACGACATGGCGAAGCCAGCTGACAGCGCTATTTTCTACGCCCGCTTGGCGCAGCTTGAGCGCGCCGTTGGCATCCTCTCTGCATACATCACGGAGCGGGATCAACTCCGTTACGTTGGCTCAGATGCGGAAGTCGTAGGCATTTCCCGACAGTTCCGCAAGTAGCAATTCTCTGTCTTCGCTTGGCGTTTTATCCTGGCGCAATGCGCCCGACGGGACGACGCCGATCTGCCCCGCCTGCGGGCGTAACGGATAACAAATTCAAGCGAGGGCGCAGGCTAAATTTCTCCGGGGATAGGGCGGCCACCCGACAAGGCGACATCCTGAGTCGCTTTCCCCGGAGCTTTTATCAGGGCATACAGCAGGAGTATGCATGGAAGCGAAGACGGTATTTGACCTATGTCGAGCAATGGCGGCACGAATAGACGTGAACTCCACGGATAAGTGGCTCTACACGTTCCTGGTGCTGAATAACGTGCGCGGGCGAGACTTCTCACGGCTCAAGGTGCAGACGATACTTGATGGCGTGTCAATGTCCGAGCGCACCATGCAGGCGTCCATGCGGCGGCTGGTAGCCCTTGGGGCGGTCATTCGCAAGACTACGGGGAGAGCGCAGATATTCAGGTTCCCCGCTTGCGGTGACTGGAAAGGTGATTGTATAGTAGACGCGGCAGGAATTGCCGATGCTGACCCGGCAAATATTGCCGACTCACTGCCGACAATGCAAGCCATGCTAGACGCAGCGCCACCGCCAGTTCACACGCCATACTGCGGTCCGTTCGATGATAGTGTCGGGGTGAATGTCGGAGAGTTTGAGTAGGGCAGTTTGGCGACGTGCCCAGGTCAGGGGGTGGGGCTACTTAATCCCGCAGACCTCACGAAGCTTTTCAAATATCAGTTGTGTGTTCCATTTCTACACCCCTTGAGGTCACAAATTGTGACCAGTTAAATTGAGTTTTTCCAAAACCTATTGGCCTCATAAGTACCCCACGCACCGGCAAGCCCAACGTAGGAAATGACAAGTCCGGCTATGTACACGGGCAGAAACACAACCCTGCGCAATATTACGTGCCACGGATTCACAGGCTAGCCGCCAATGCCTCAAGCCTTGCGGCCTCGCGCATGTGCTTACGGGGTGCCATGCCGCCCTCGGCAAGCCTGCGCAGTTCAGCAGCCCGGCGCAACAGGTTGTCACGCTCCGGTTCAAGTTGCGGCTCGACACGCTGTAGGCCATTGGGTCCGAACAGCGCCACGCGGTTAGCCTCCTGCGCTGCGGCTAGCGCCCTCTTAGACATCCCGGCAGTCGCACGGAGCATTGAGTGGTCGATGGTGGGGCGCTGCGTGTTCATGGTGTCCTCGTTTTGTTGGTGGTTTCGTTGCCGTTGAGTAGAACCTACCCACCAGCACAAAACTTGTCAACAACTATTTTCAGTTTTTTAGCGAGAGGCGGAAAATAATTATGGGCGGACCTGGAAGCGGAAGTCCGAAGTTTACGCCGGAACTTGGCGACACGATATGCCAGCACATTGCAGACGGGCTATCGGTTCGCAAGGTATGCGCGCTAGACGGTATGCCGAAGATGACAACGATATTCCGATGGCTTGCAGACGGCGAGCACGAGGTTTTCAGGGAGCAGTACGAAAAAGCCAGAGAGATCGGGCTTGAGGTACACGCTGATAGCATCCTAGAAATCGCTGACACGCCCCTAGAAGGCGTCGAAACTAAGATCATGGCCGACGGTGGCGTAGAGGTCAAGAAAGGCGACATGCTGGGCCATAGGCGCTTACAAATCGATGCGCGCAAATGGGTGTTGTCGAAGCTGCTGCCGAAGAAGTACGGCGACAAGCTTGACCTGAACCACGCTGGCAAAGATGGCGGTCCTCTGGAATTCTTAGTCAAGGTGGATCGTGACCCAGGTACATAGTCTGTATACACCGCACGCGCATCAAGGCGCTGTCCACGCTGGCCTGAAGAGGTTCAGCGTTTTGGTGTGTCACAGGCGTTTCGGCAAGACGGTGCTGTCCATCAACGCGCTTATTATAGCGGCTGCCCGCTGCCAGAAGCCTAACCCGCGCTTTGCATATTTCGCCCCGCTGTATCGGCAGGCCAAGGCCGTGGCGTGGGATTACCTGCGGTATTACGCTGGCAACATACCGGGTGTGAAGTTTAACGAAAGCGAGTTGCGCTGTGACCTGCCCAACGGGGCGCGTGTGACCTTGCTCGGCTCTGACAACCCCGACAGCCAGCGCGGTATCTACCTTGACGGCGTGGTGCTTGATGAGGTGGCGCAGATGCCTATGCGCATGTGGACGGAGATCCTGCGCCCGGCGTTGTCGGACCGCAAGGGGTGGGCGCTGTTCATCGGTACTCCTCAGGGCAGAGACGAATTTTGTGCGCTGTATGAGCGTGCGCTAGGCGACCCCGAGTGGTACGCCGCCATGTTCAAGGCCAGCGAGACGGGCATCATCGACCCTGATGAACTCGCGGCGCTTCGCAGAGAGATGGACCCTGACGAATACGAGCAGGAGTTGGAATGTTCATTCTCTGCCGCAATCAAGGGCGCGTACTACTCGCGGCAGCTTGACCAGGCGGAGAGAGATGGGCGCATCTGCAATGTGCCATACGAGCCAGCGCTGCCCGTCTACACGGCGTGGGACTTGGGTGTGAGCGATAGCACGTCTATCTGGTTCTTCCAAGTGGAGCGTGGTGGCGCATTCCGAGTGATTGACTACTACGAGGCTGGGGGCGAGGGTTTGCCGCATTATGCCCAGGTACTGACGGACAAGGGCTACAACTACGGTGGGCATATCGCGCCGCACGACATAGCCGTGCGTGAGCTTGGGAGCGGCAAGAGCCGCCTAGAGACGGCGCGGGAGCTTGGCATACGCTTCGACACGGCGCCCAACCTGCCAATGGCTGACGGCATTCAGGCCGTGCGCAACGTGCTTACAAAGGCGTGGTTCGACAGGGAGAAGTGCAGCGTTGGCCTTGAGGCGTTGCGGCACTATCGGCGTGAGTTCAATGACAAGATGGGCGACTTCAAGGCGCACCCGCTGCACGATTGGACAAGCCACGCATCGGACGCGTTCAGATACTTGGCGGTAGGGCACAGGCAAAGGAGCCTGAGCGCCATTAGCTCGCCCCGCCCCGCACACACGAACAACAGATACAGTCTCAGGAGGGCAAGCTAATGGGTGGATTCTTCGCACCGTCTGCGCCGAAAGTGGACACAGCGGCACAGGCCGCAGCGCAACAGGCCGCGCGCGAGGCAGAGCAGGCGCAGCAGTTGGCGGCAGATCGTGCCGAGGCCGTGTCTAAGGCGAACGAGGCCCGCGACATCGAGGCCGTCCGCCTGAAGAAGCTCAAGGGCTCTAGCGGCGGTGCGGTGCAGGGTACTGGCGAATTGGCGCAGACGGAGCAGAGCGGCCTTAAGGGCAAGCTGGGTTAAGCGATGGAGACCGCTGAACTCCTTTTACTGCGCTTCAAGGGCATGGAATCTGCCCGAAGCAAATACGAAGACACCTGGCGTGAGCTGGCGCAAATGTTTCAGCCTATGCAGGGGCTGGGCTTTGGCACGGACGTGCAGCCGGGCGAAGCTGGCGACGAGTTTATTTGGGACAGCACACCCGTAAGCGCCAAGGGCATGATGGACGCTCGCGTGTTCGGGATGCTCATGAACCCTGCCGAACGTTGGTTGGGCCTGGGATTCCGCGACATGCGCAACGAACGCGGCGAGGGCGACGAGTTTAAGGAATGGGCGGCGAAAGCCACCGACATCATGCTTAACGTGTTCGCCAATGAAGAGACGAATTTCTACACTGCGGGCGCTGAAGCTATCGAGTGCGAAAGCCTGTTTGGCATGTCCTGCAAGTACACCGAGGCCGACGACGAAAGCCTCATCCGTGTGCGCGCTATCCCGCTAGCGGAGGTGTACATTTCCGAGTCTGCACGCGGCGTTGTGGACACGGTGTACCGCAAGTACAAGATGACTGCCCGGCAGATGGTGCAGGAGTGGGGCGAGGCGAGGGTCAGCAAGGAAGTGCGCGACCTTATGGACGAGAACAAGCCGGAGACTGAGGTGGAGATTCTCCACTGCACGTACCCGCGTTCCGACATCAGCCCCAAGGCCAAGGGCAATAAGGCGATGCCGTTCGCCTGCGTCTACATGGAGTTCAAGAGCAAGAACATCCTGGAAGAGAAGGGCTATAACGAGTTCCCGTATTCCTGCCCACGCTGGGATAAGGGCGCTGGCGAGACGTACGGGCGCGGTGCTGCCCTGCCTGCGCTGGCTGACGTGCGCGTGCTGTACGCTATGGCGAAGAGCGCCACTGTCATCGCCGATAGAATGGGCGACCCGGCGCTCCTGGCTCCTGACGACGGTTTCCTTGGCCCTATCAACTCCGGCCCTGGTGGCATCTCTTACTACCGCAGCGGGACGCAGGACAAGATTGAGGCGCTTCCGTTTAACGCTGACCTGAACGCCGTGGCGATGATGGTTGAGGCGCGTCAGAACGCCGTGCGTGAGTGGTTCTATTCAAACCAGTTTGACGACTCAAGCCGCCCGAACATGACGGCCACCGAGGCGCAGCTCAAGTACAGCGAACGCTGGAAGACGCTGGCCGCTGTGCTCGGCAGGGCGCAGAGCGAGGACTTGACCCCGCAGATTCGGCGCGTTCTGGCTATCTTGATGCGTGAGGGCGTTATCCCGCCCATGCCTGAGGGCTACACTGAGCGCAATATCAAGTTCTACTACACCGGGCCGCTCACGCAGGCGCAGAAGCAGGCGGGCATCACGAGCTTGAACGTGCTTATGGAACAGGCAATGGCGGCTGCGCAGATTCCGGGCTTTGAGGAGATTCCAGACAACTTTGACCCGGACAAGATTGCGGCCCACATGTTCGACGCCTCCGGTGCACCTGCGGACGTGAAGCGCAGCAAGCGTGACGTTGAGACTATACGTGAGCAGCGTGCGAAGAAGGTGCAGGCGCAGACGGCGCTTGCCGAGGCTGATGCCATTGCGAACACGGCGGCGACTGCCAGTAAGGCGGACATGACGAAGCCTAACGGCCTGACCGCTGTCATGGGGGCGATGGGATGACCGACACACAGGAGACGATCCGCAAGCAATACCAGGTAGTGTTCGACGGCGCAGCGGGCAAGGCCGTGCTGCAAGACCTGTACGCCAAGGGCCGCTTGATGAGCCCCACATTCAACACAGACCCGATGCGTGCCGCCTTCAATGAGGGTGCGCGTTCAATGGCCCTGCACATCTTTAACATGCTCGACACCCAGGGCGCCAGGCGCGCCATGGCCGAGCAGGGAGAACAGACCAATGTCTGAAGAACAGACCCTTTTGACCGCCGCCGCCACCGCGCCTGAAACCGCTGCAGCTGCTGATGCTGGGGCTGATGCAGCCCAGGCCACGCAGGACACCTCTGCCGCCCCCCAGGAGGCCCAGGACTGGCGTCCTGAGTCGCTGCGTGGTGAGAAGGCCCTGGAGAAGTACAAGAGCCCTGAAGACGCCTACAAGGCGCTTGTCGAGGCGCAGAAGCTCATCGGCAAGAAGGCCGACCCGTTCGCCCCGCCCGCCGACGACGCGCCGCAGGAAGAGAAGGACGCCTTTAGCGCCAAGTTGCGTGAACTGCGTGGCGTACCTGCCGAGGACAAGGTAGCCGAGGCCTACGCCGTAGAGGTGCCGGAGGATGCGCCCGAAGGTTATGCACTCAGCCCTGAACTTGTGGGCGCATTTCAAGGTATCGCGCATAAGGCTGGCCTCGCCCCCGCTGAATTTAAGGAGCTTGCCGCTGGCTATGTCCAGATGGAGCTCCAGGCTATCGCTGCCGCTCGCCAAGACGCCAAGGTGCGCCAGGAGAAGGCCGAAACGGCGCTTGTGAAGGAATGGCAGGACGCGGATCTCGTACCGAAGGAACAGTTCGGCAACGCGCTTAAGGCTGCGCAGGCTCTTGGCCTTGTGGGAAAGGACGGCAAGGATAGCATTCTTGGCCACCTCGGCAACAACACGGCGCTTATCAAGGCGCTGGCGTCCGAGGTTTACCCGCTTGTGGCAGAAGGCAAGCTCAAGGGTGGCGCTACGGCTTCGCAGGAGCCCGCCTATACGCCCCAGGAGGCCATGGGCAAGTTGAGAGCCATGCAGGCAGACCCGCGCTATCGTGACGCCATGCAGCGCGATCCAGACTATGTGCGCGAAGTTGACGCATTTGCAGAGAGGTACGGCAAACTGATTCGTCGGGGTGCCTAACCATACGTGAGAAGTGAAGCGGAAGAGGCCCAAGCGTGGAAGGCGCGGCCCCGAAAGGGATACCCGATGCTGAACACAACCGGATACCCTCCTATGCGGTCAAAAAGTACGCAACAATCAACGCCCTAGGAGGGCAAAACAATGTCTACTGACATCTCTGATGCCTTTATCGCCCAATACCTTGCCGAGGTTCACGAAGCCTATCAGCAGACCGGGAGCAAGCTCCGTTCCGCCGTGCGCCTCAAGACCGGAGTCATTGGCTCCACCTGTGTTTTTCAGAAGGCCGGGAAGGGCATCGCTGGCAAGAAGACCCGTCACGGCAACGTGCCGCTGATGAATGCCGACCATTCCACCGTTACCGCCACCCTGGAAGATTGGTACGGCGCGGACTACGTTGACAAGCTGGACGAGCTGAAGACCAACATTGACGAGCGCATGGTGGTTGCCAACGCTGGCGCTTACGCCCTTGGTCGCAAGGTGGATGATCTCATCATCACCGTGCTGGACTCTGGCGCTGGTACCACGGACACCGCCGCCACGCTCGGCTTGACCAAGGGCCGCATCCTGACCGCTGTTGAAACCCTGAACGCTGCGGACGTGCCCGACGACGGCAACCGCTTCGCCGTGCTGGGTGCTCACCAGTGGAACGAAATGTTGAACCTGACCGAGTTCAAGAGCGCAGACTTCGCCGGTACCAAGTACCCTTGGCTTAAGGGCACCGAAGCCCGCATGTGGCTGGGCATCACCTGGATGTTCCACTCTGGCCTTCCCCTTGGCAGCGGCACCCGCAAGTGCTTCCTGTACCACAAGAGCGCCGTCGGCCTTGCCGAAGGTCTGGACCTGAAGCTTCATGTCGATTGGGTTCCCGAGAAGGCCGCCCACCTGATGGACCACATGATTTCCGCTGGCGCGGTTGCCATTGACGGCACCGGCATCTACGAGTGGCAGTGTGATGACGACGAGGCTTACGCGGCCTAGAGCTTGACGAATGTGTAAGGGGCGGCGGTTTCGCACCCGGCGCCCAAAGGAGACTTACGAAAATGGCTTATTCGACTTCGACGATGCGCCTTATGGGCGGTGTCCCCGGTCAGCAGCTTTTCCTGTACCGCACTGCCGACCTTCTTTCCACCACCGTGGCGTCTGGCTACTTTGACGACGCTTACGACCACTACAACCTGTCCACTGGGGACATCATCATCGTGGTGTACGCCTTCGGTGGCACGCAGAAGCTCATCAGCCTTGTGGCTACCAACACCAGCGGCACCATTACCACGACCAAGATGGACCTTGCCTAGGGCTGGCGGTTGACGCAGGTTACAGAACATAAACTCCCGCTTGGGGTGAGGGCGTCCTTCGGGCCGCTCCCGCCCCTCGCGGGCAAATTTCGCGGCCCTGCCATTGTGCTTGGCCGGGCTGACGGCTGGGTTGATGAGCTTGACGCGGCCTTTGCGTTGACGGAGCACGAGGCACCAGTATTCGCCGTCAATGGGCACGTTGAAGACCACTACCCCGGATGCGTGTTCGAACATGAGGTAAGCATACATTGCCAGGGGTTTCCGAAGCGCGACGAGCGGCGCGCGGATGTGACCTACCACGCGGAAAAGCCGCTGTGCAACTGCCCGGAGGCCGACGTGTTTTGGCCTATCCCCGGCATGGGTGCAGGGTCAAGCGCGATGCTGGCCGTCTTTATAGCTCTCAACATGGGCTATGCTCCTGTGTACATAGCGGGCGTCCAGCTCTCGCTGTATGAGGTCATGGACGTAGGCAACGGTCAGAAGCTTATGCACGACTACCGCTTCTATCGTGACGGCTGGACCTCGACACAGCATGAGTTAAAGGGCCGCGTATTCAGCATGGGCAAGCCCGGCGACTTTCTCTTTGACCTCCTGGGGGGTGCATAATGGCGACCAGCCTGACAGAAATATTTAACAACGCGCTACAGGGGCTTAAGGCCAATCGTATCATGTCCGGCTCTGACGATACGGAAACCGCCGACATGTGCGAACAGGTGTGGCCGTCTGTGCGTGACGCTGTACTGCGCTCCCACCCGTGGAATTGCGCCATGAAGCTTGCACAGTTGCAGCAGAGCGCGACCGCTCCAGCGTGGAAGTGGGACTACGCATACCCGCTACCTGCCGACTGCCTGCGGGTTGTCGAGGTGGTTGGGGCGGACGAGAACGCACTGGAGGTGTGGGAAACCGTGGGCGGCGAGGTCCTGTGCAACGAGGCCGCGCCTGTCTATATCTCGTATATATGGCGCGAGACGGACCCGACGAAATACGACGCGCTGCTGTGCAAGGTGCTAGAAGCGGCTCTCGCTGCTGAGATAGCATACCCGTTGACGGCATCCGTTACGGCACGGCAGGCGGCACAGGCCAGCTATGAAGACCGTATGCGTGAAGCGCGCGGCGTAGACTCTCGCCAGGGGCAGACATACGGGCCTGTTGTGCCGAGCACGTGGCGGTCTGCTAAGCTTGGGGGGAGGTGGAACCGATGAGCACGGCAACGCCGGGCTTGACCTCGTTCACTTCCGGTGAACTCTCCACACGCCTCGCTGGGCGCATTGACCTTAAGTATTACGCCCAGGGGTGTGATACGCTGGTGAACTTCGTCAACCTGCCGCATGGCGGAGTGCAGCGCAGGAGCGGCTTCCGTTTCGTTCACTTGGCTGGCAATCAGTCCGCCGCGAGTCTGCTTATCCCGTTTGAGTACAACACCGAACAGTCGTATATGATTGAGTTTTACAAGCACACAGACGGCCACGGCAGGATGCGCGTGTACAAAGACCAGGGAATAGTCGTCACGGCACCGAGCACGCCCTACGAGCTGGCGATTCCATTTGAGCCGGAAGACTTTGCAGAACTGCGGTGGGTGCAAAACAACGATACAATTTACTTCGCGCATCCCAGCTATGCGCCGCGTACGCTCACTCGTAGCGGGCACACAAACTGGACGTTCGCCACGCCTACGCTTCAGGGACAGCCCGACGTGTGGGGCACGGGCAACTGGCCTTCGCGCGTGTGCTTCTTCGAAAGCCGCCTGTGCTATGCCGCGACGCCTGCGCAGCCGAACACGCTTTGGTTCAGCCAGACGCGTCAATATACTGACTTTCGTTTGAATACCCGCGAGGTGCCTCTTACTGGATGGTCAACGATTGCCATTGTGGACGCCAACGCAGACGGAAAGGCCGACGGTAAGCAAAACGATACCTTTGTGCTGCCTAAGGGGAAGATATTCAGTAGCAACGATGTTGATCTTGTCGCCGTGAAGGGCGTTACCCCGGCTGGAAGCGTGCGGTACTTCAGATACATCGGGGCGATTCGCCTAGACGCTGGTAGCTCCGCAGACAAGATCGTAACATTTAAAGACTCGCCTACCGGTGATCAGGTTCAGTCCATATACAATTCTGGCGGGACGCTGCAAAGTACATATTGGGAGGCATGGGAGCCCGGAGACAGGCGCACCAATGACCAGGGAGTGCCCCTGGCCGACGACGCCATTGAAACGACTCTGGACGCCTCGCAGCCTCAGGCCATATCGTGGCTCTTGCCGAAGGAACGCCTGTGGGCCGGCACGCGCACTTCGCCGTGGACCATCGGCGCGGCATCGTCCACCGAGGGCATGGCACCGGACAGCATCAAGGCCAGCCGCCACGGCACATGCGGCAGCGCGAACGTAGATCCGATTGATATCAACGCCTCGACGCTGTTTGTCCAGCGCGGTCAGCAGCGCGTGCGCGAAATGGCGTATGATTTTCAGTCGGATAGCTTTGTGACGCCGGATAAGAACATCCTTTCAGACCATATCCTTAAGGGTTTGGCAACTCGCCTAGTGTACGTGCAGGATCCAGACTCCGTGGTGTACGTGGCGAAAGAGGACGGCACCCTTGCAAGCATGACTTACATGCCCGAACAGGACGTGCAGGGGTGGGCCAACACCGAGACGGAGGGGAGCGTTGAGTCTATCGCGTCCGTCTTCGGGAGTGTTGACAACCGCACGGAGTTGTGGGCGCAGTTCGCCCGCGAAGTGGACGGGGCGACGGTCAGAACGATTGAGTTCCTGGAAGGCCCGCACGAAGGGGAGACTTCCGTTGATGCTTTCTTTGTTGACTCTGGGTTGAGCTATGACGGCACAAACACCAATGCTGACTATGTGTTTTCCCTAACCGGGGGCAGCTACGCTGCGGGCAGTAACGGGACTATTACCGCCACTGGGCACGCCCCATTTACTAGCGGCGCGGTGGGGTCTGTCTATGGGCTTCAGGCGTCCAACGCCGGGGCGCTGTACGATGCCACAGACCGTAGATACCGCGTTGAGATTACTGCATTTACATCAAGCACTGCTTGTGAGTGTACGTTCATTGACGCCATTCCCGCTGTGCTTCAGTCGAACGCCACGCCCGCATGGGCTGCGCTTACGCAGTCGGTTACAGGATTAGACCACCTGAAAGGGGGAACAGTACAGGTCTTGCTTGACGGAGCTGTTCATCCGGACGTGGTAGTGGCAAGCAACGGCTCGATTGCGTTGACTTCTCTTGGCGCTGTGGTCCACGCCGGGCTTGGCTACACTTCGACGCTCCGCACAATGAAGGTTGAGGCGGGCAGCGAGTTCGGCACCAGCCAGACTAAGCGCAAGGTGGTTACAGAGCTTAATCTGAGATTCTTGCGTACGGTTGGCGGAAAGGCCGGGGTTGCGAACAAAAACGGTGACAACCTAAGGATACTTTCCTTCCGTACGCAGTCTGACCCGATGGATGCCCCGCCTCCTCTGTATACGGGGGATAAGGAAATCCGTGTATCAACTGGTTGGACCAAGGATTGTCGCCTCGTGGTGGTGCAAGATCAGCCGCTCCCCATGACCCTGTTGATGATGGTCCCGGTGGTGACAACGAATGAGTAGCACGGAGCGCCGCATTCTTGGCCGCTGGGGCAAGTACACAGTGCGTCGTTTCTGCCGACACCATGCCGCCATGATTGAGCAGCGTACGTTTGATGTGAAGTCGCCGCGTGGCCCACAAGACCGTCATACGGGTATCAGCATTTTTAAGGGCCGCGAGATCGTGGCCTGCATCGGCGTGCGTGCCCTATGGGAGGGCGTGGGCGAAGGGTGGGTGCTGACGAGCCCGCTTGTTACCGAGTGCCCGAAGCTTTTCACGTCCATTACCCGGCGCGGGCTGGAATGGCTGCACAGGAATCAAGGCTATCACCGCATAGGCGCGCACGTAAGCGTCAACTTCACCGCCGCCATTGCGTGGGCCAAGGCACTTGGGTTTGACATTGAGGGCTACGCGCCCGGCTACGGCCCCGGCGGCGAGGACTTTATACACTTCGGGAGGGTCTGGAAATGAGCGGACTCGAATTAGGAGCGATGGCCCTTGGTGAGGCGGGCTGGGGCGTTGCTGCTTCAGAGGGGCTAGCTTCTGCTGGAATCGCAGCGACAACTGGCTATGCTTCCGCTGGTACTGCTGGCCTGATTGGGTCCGGTGGGCTTGTTACCATGTCGGGGCTTTCTACGGCTGGGAGCATTCTCTCTGCCGGGTCTACACTCTTCGGAGGGCTGGCCCAAGGCAACGCTTCAGACTATAATGCGGACGCAGCTTCGCGTGCGGCACTCGCCACCGAGGACGCAGCGGCCCGCAACGCCTTTGCCCTTGAGCGCAAGAACAAGATCGAGGCGGAGCAGCTTTCCAAGGCGCAGCAGCAGGCCAAGGCGCGGCGCGCGGTAGCACAGGGCACGTCTGGCGTAACTCTTGCTGGTAGTCCGATAGCCGTTGAATCCGGTGCGGCATGGCAGGACGAATTTAACCTGACGCAGATGCAGCAGACGGGCGCGATGGAAGTGGAGAACGTGTATTACAGCGCGGCGCAACAGGCGGCGAAGCTTCGCACACAATCTGCGCTTGACTCGTACATGGGCACCACGGCGCGCACAAGCGGTGCTTTATCGGCTGGCGGCACACTCCTGGCCGCTGGGGCGAAGAAGTACGGGGGTAGCATCTATGGCGCGTAACAGCGGCGGCACGCAGTACCAAGAGATGACGCCGGGGGTCGGCGCGCCCCAGGTGAGCGGCCCCGGTGGCCCTGTGCGCATGGATGTAGGGTCCGCTGGCGCTGGCTGGCAAGGCCTCGCGGCCCTCGCAGAAGGCGGGACAAAGTTCCTTGACGGCTTGCAGAAGGCGGCGGACCTCAACACAGTGGCGCAGAAGCGCGCGGAGTACGGCAAGCGCGTAGGGGAAGCCCTCGCGACTTTCTCTAACTCCGTTGACGGCAGCAACCCGATGGACGATATGTCCCGCTGGGGTGAATTGCACTCCAAGATAAAATACGACACCATGAAGGACGTGACGGGCGGTGCTGCTAAGCCGCTCCAAGATTACTTTGCACAGCATGAAGAGACATTCAACATCAAGGTGCGTGAATCGGTATACAAAGCCGTAGAGAAGCGCGCCGGGCTGACGATGGATAGCAGCCTCGCGGACAAGGTGGCCCTGGGGATGCAGACCACGAACAACACTGAGCGCGAACAGTATCTTTTGGACCAGTATAAACTAGTTGACGCACAGGTGGCCGCTGGCCTGCTTTCGCCCATTGACGCCGAAGTTCGCAAGGTGAAGGACCGCCAGCAATTCTATGGCGATGTCTTCCGGGGCGATTTGCTCAAGCCAAACTGGCGCGACGCCTACGAGCAATGGCAGAAAGATATGCCCATTGACTCACAGGGCAATACCTGGAAGCGCCTTGTGGGAAAGGACGGCATAGCCGCGCTTGAGCGCATGACGCAGACCATTTTTGCGGAGCGCACACGCGAGGCCGTCCGCATTGCGGAGAAGCGCGAAACAGAAGGCAAGGCGCAATTGAACCGCGACCTTCAGGAGCGCACGGCGCGGCTTCAGCGTACGGCCACACCGGAAGAGTGGGAAGCGCACCGACAGCGCGTGTTGAGCAGCCCGTATTCCACCCCGGAAACTATCCGGGCCGTTGAGTCTCGCCCTGACCCGCTTGACGCTACACCGCAGACCAAGGCGGCAAAGGATTTAGTCAAGGGTGCTTACCCGGAGATGACGCGCAAGTATGACCAGAAATACAAGGTGAAAGAACAGGAGGACTTACTTGACCTTCAGCGCAGAGTGCAGTCCGGGGAAGATCCATTGAAGGCCGCAGAGGAGGTCCGCCGTGCACGTACGTCCAAGACGAATGCCCCACATGGGTTCAGCGGCCCACCCACACAAGAGAATTTGATAAAGTACGAAGAGTCAATATTGAAGCGCATCAAGAGCGGGGACCTTAAGGACGATCCAGGACGAACACTTATAGCCGCCGCCCGCCAGTGGGTTGCCAACCAGACAAAGAAATAGGTGCTGCATGGATAAGCTGCTTTACAAGTACCAGGAGTACCGGGCCGACGCGGAGCTTGAGGCTTCCCCGACGAACGACGCCGCGCGCGGTATTCTGGACAAGATGCGTGACGCTGCCCGTACCGCTGGCATCATCGGCCCGGAAACGCCGTCCGTCATGTCCCCCACTGGCGACCTGGGCAAGATGCCTGAAGCACCGAAGGAGCCCGTCGCCATTCGCGCCAGCACGCCCCAGGAGACGCAGAAGGCGAAGGCGGCACCCACGGCGCAGGAATCCTACGACCCATCGCAGGCTGGCCTTGTAGAGAGTTCTGCGCAGGCCGCAAAGAGCCAGGGAGCGCAGGCACTCGGAAACACGTATGCCGGGGCTGCGGACTTCTACGGCACCCTTGATAGCCTGGCGGGCATCGTGTCGCGTAAGGCGGGCATGGGTAAGCCAGAGGTATTCGACTACCTCAAGCGTTCAAGCGAGTATTGGGCCGAGCACTACCATAGCAAGGTGAGCGTTGACGACTACATGACCCGCGTGGTGGGCGGCGTGCTCGGCTCCGGCCCTGCGCTCACTGAGTTTTCAATGGGTCCGGTGTGGGCTGGCCTCAAGGGCTATGCGCAAGACGAGAATCTTGCAGACGCGCTCTATTCCGCTGGCCGTCGCGCTGCAGCTGGCGCTGTGTTCAAGTCTGCGCACACGCTCGACGCACCCGCACGTATCGGGGCGGGCACAGCTTACATGACCGGGGAGAGCGTTGCCGACCAGTTGGGCCGCACCGGGACAGTGAACGCTAGCGAGACTGCCGAAGCTGCGGGCGTGGGCCTGGGCATGATGCTTTCCGGTGGGTTCGGGCCTGGGAACAAGACCGGGATGCGGCAGCGCGTGAACCCGGAAACGTGGTTCGAAACTTCGAAGCAGGGCAACGAAATCTACAAGGCCCTTGATGAGGGCCGCATTGACCCGCTGACCAAGGACTTGGCGAAAGAGTTCTACACCGCAGACCTGATGCGCGGCGGCACCGCCCTGAATGATACCAGTATGGCCGTCATTGACAAGGTGAACCTTATCAAGCGCGGCGTTGACGATTGGATTCTTGCGGAACAAGGCATAGCCCCGGCTGACGGCGTAGATTACGTCATCACCGGAAAGACCACCACGCGCCAGGTCGGCCCGCAGGAGTACAAGACCGCCATCGAGCTCTACCAGGGGGCGAACCCCGGCACTCTCGTAGAGGAGTGGATGCACCGGGACCATGAACGCTTGCCCGCATCCGAGAAGCGCGCAATTTCTCGCGCATACGACGCCTATAAGGGCGGCATTGCCGAGGGCGAACCTGTGATGTCCGAGGCCGAATTCTACGCCAAGGGTGCGACAGACAATTTCTTCGCTGACCGTGTAGCCGCCACAAAGGCACCCATGCGCGCCGCGTGGTCCAAGGCTGTCGATAATGCAAAGTCGCGCTGGGAGGGCTTTGTGGACGCTATTAAGGGCGTTCCTGGCGCGAAGGCAGCGGGGGAAGCACCGGAGGCTATGGACGGGACACAGGCCGCGTATAAGACGTCAGAGCGGATGCAGGTCCGCCCCATTGATGACATCATTTACGACCCGACACCTGCGCCTAAACTTGACCAGAAGTATGCCGAGGGCGGCAACACCAACTTGCAGCGCATCAATAGCACGGAGGATGTGCTCAAGCTCATTAACGATGTTTCGCGGCACAACCGCGAGACAGGCGCATTTGAGCAGGCTACGCGCGGCGTGAGGACGTGGGAAGAAACGGACAAGGCCGCGCGAGAAAGTGAAACACGCGTGAGCGATTTGCTGTTTCGCAAGGAAGGCCAGGCCGGAAACGCAGAGCAGTTGCTTGCCGCTCGCCAGTTGCAGGCCGAGTTTGCGGCGCAGACTGCGGGCCTCATCGCCCGCGCAAAGCAGACGGGAGAACAGGCAGACAAAGACGCAGCGGCCAAGGCCTGGGGCGTATTCTCTGCCGTAACTGCCGCGCGTGACGGCATGGCTGCTGAAGCCGGGCGCGCGCTCAACATTATGGGGCGTCCGGTGGGCGACGTACGCACGCAGCTTATCAGCACGGCCTTTGCAGACCTTGCGCGCAAGCATGGCGGCGATAGGAACGCCGACGCTATCATGGATTCCATTCTTGATATGTCGCGCCTGAACGCAGACGGCAAACTGGACATTGAAGAGATTGCGCGCTTTGCCCGTAAGATCGAGAAGGCCAGCACCTTCGACATGATCCTTGAAGCTCGCTACATGGCAATGCTGGCGAACCCGGCAACGCACATTAAGAACACTCTAGGAAACTCAATCGCACTAATGTCGCAAATACCGGAGCGCGCCGTAGCTGAGGGCATGGGGGCCGTGCGCGGCCTCTTCAGCAAGGGGGCCATAGACCGCGTTGAGGCTGGCGAGACGCTGGCGATGATGTACGGGGGTATCGAGGGCTTGCGCGCTGGCGCAACGGCCTTTGCGCGCGCCGTGCGTACGGGCGAAAGCACCGACCCTCTGGGCAAGCTGGAAACTACGCGCCGCGCTATTACTGCCGAAAATATGGGCGTTGATTCCGAAAGCGCATTCGGCAAGATGATCGACTTTACGGCGGAGCGCCTGCGCACAGGCAACATGCTGCTAGGTGCCGAGGACGATTTCTTCAAGGCCGTAGGCTACAGCATGGAGCTTAACGCCAGGGCACACCGGGCCGCGTCTGCCGAGGGGCTGAAGGGCCAGGAGTTCGCGGACAGGATACAGGCGCTTGTGACGAATCCCCCCTGGGATATGCAGATGCAGGCGATGGACTTCGCGCACTACTCGACGTTTACCAACGCACTTGGCGAAGGGCTCACCAAGTTGCAGGGGGCGCTTGGCACGGACAAGACCGTGACGTTGAAGAGCGGCAAGACCTACGACGTGCCCACCGGAAAGCTTTTCCGCTTGGCCGTCCCGTTCTTCCGCACCCCGGCGAACATCGTCAGCTATGGCATGAAGCGCAGCCCGTTTGCGCCATTCATGCCAAGCGTTCAGCAAGACCTTATCAACGGCGGCGCAGCGCGTGACATGGCGATTTCCCGTATCGCCCTTGGCAGCACGCTAGGGTTCATGGCCGCACAGGCGGCGTCCGCTGGCCTCATCACTGGCGGCGGGCCGTCCGACCCGAAACAGAAAGAAAACATGAAGGCTGTCGGCTGGCAGCCCTACAGCGTCAAGGTGGGCGACAAGTGGATGTCGTACCAGTCTATGGAACCGTTTAGCATGATCATTGGCGCTGCCGCTGATATCGCGCTGTTCGATGACTACTTAGAAGACAACGAGCGCAACAACGCGGCCACAATGGTTGCGGGCGCGTTCTCGCAGGCCGTTACAAGCAAGACATTTATGCAGGGCCTGGCTGGCATGATTGACGTGCTGCAAGACCCTGACCGCTACGGAGACAGGTACGCGCAACAGTTCGCGGCCTCGTTCATTCCGTCCCCGGTCAAGGCTATTCGTCGCGACGTTGATCCGAACGTGCGCGAAGTGTGGACGGTGACGGACGCGCTCAAGAATGCGCTCCCTGGTTACTCTGGCGACCTGTACCCGCGCCGCAATCGCTACGGAGAAGTGGTGACAATGGGTGAGGTGTGGCTGACCAACACGCTGGACCCGGTGCGCAAGTCGGAGATTAAGAATGCCGAGAACAGTCCGACGTACGCCATTGATAAGGCTATCATGGAAAACAATGTTCCAATCCCCAGGCCGGGCAAGGTGCTGCACTGGGAGGGCGTCAAGGTCGAGCTGACCCCGGAAGAGTACGACACATTCCAAATGTTGCCGCGTGACCTGGGGCTTGTGGAAGCGCTGCAAAACGTAGTGGCGTCCGAGACATTCACGGCGGCTAGCGGCGGTCCTGACGGCATCAAATCAAATATGATCCGCGAGGTGTTCGGAGACTTCCGCGAACAGGCTAGATACGAACTCGTCACAAGATCACAGGGCGTCCCCGGTGGCATTGCCGAGCGCATTGAAATTGAGAAGTTACAAACAAAGATGAAGCAGGAGGCCCAGCAGTGACCATAGCCAGCACCACGTCAAAGGTTTCTTACAACGGGAGCGGCTCCACGGGACCATTCTCCATCACCTTTAAGTTTGCGAAGAACGCGGATATCGTCGCTACGAAGCGCAGCAGCGCAGGTGTCGAGACTGTCCTGACGCTGACAACCCACTACACACTCACTGGCGCTGGCGAGGCATCGGGCGGGGCGCTAACGCTGGTTACGGCGCTGGCGGTTGGGGAATCTCTGGTTATTGCTCGCGTCCCAGGAATCACTCAGGAAGTGGATTATGTCGAAAATTCTGCATTCCCTGCGGAGACGCACGAAGGCGCGCTCGATCTGCTGACGATGATTTGCCAAAGCCTACAGGAGCAAGTTGATCGGGCCGTCAAGGTAGACATTTCGAGCACTACGGACCCAGATGACCTACTTGACGAGTTGGCGGCAGACGTTTTGTCCGCCGCAGCGTCTGCGGCCACGGCTACCACGCAGGCCGGGCTTGCCGCGACAGCGAAGACGCAGGCCGAGGCGGCGCGTGATGCAACTCCCGCGTTTGACACTATTGTAGGAGAGGCGGGCAGTATCCCGCGCGTGAAGGTGGGGGAGACAACTCTTGAGTTTAGAACGCCTAGCGAGGTGCGTTCAGATATAGCCGCCGCAGCATCTGGTGCGAACTCTAACATAACTTCACTGTCTGGTCTCACCACGCCGCTTTCCGTGGCGCAGGGGGGGACGAGTGGAGCTACCCCCGCCGCAGCGCGTTCCGCACTTGGGCTACTTGGTGGCACAAAAAATAAGCTGCTGAACGGAGCATTCCGCGTCAATCAGCGTGTTTACGTGAGCAACACAGCCCTTGCCCAGGGTGTTCCATCTACTGGGGTCGGATACGGCCACGACGGCTGGCGCGCTGGCGCTGGCGGATGTACGTACACATTCACGCAATCCAGCGGACCAACGACAATCACTATCACATCTGGAACGCTTATCAGCAAAACGGAGGCCCAGGCCATTGACCAAGCACAAATGGTGCTCTCCTGGACGGGCACGGCACGTGGAAGATACGGGGTTAACAATGCGGAGCCTTCGGGAGCATACGCCGACAGCCCGATACTCATTACTGCGACGGTTGGGGAGTCCGTGGCGGTAGAGTTTGACAATGGAACTCTTGGACTTGTGCAGCTTGAAAACGGCACTGTGCCGACTGAGTTTGAATGGCTTAGCATTGGGAGCGTACTTGATTTGTGCCGACGAATGCTACCGGTGTTCACGGATTTCTTGGTTAACGCACATGTGGCTACCGGACAGTGCTACAGCGCGACAGCGGCCATCACGCCACTCGCCTTTAAGGTTACTCCGCGAATTACTCCAACGGGAATAACCGTGTCGGACGTTGCACATTTCAATACACTTAACGCATCGGCTACCCCGTTGGCGCTATCTACCCTGACCCTAAACGACAGGTGCTTGAACAACGTCACTCTTGTGGCAACTGTTGCCAGCGGATTGACTGCTGGACACTCGACAATACTCAGAGCGGTTAGCACGTCTGCAAAAATAACCTGCACTGGTGCAGAACTTTAGGAGGGTTGTCATGGATTGGAAATATACGATGACGGAGTTAGACCATGTGACCTTTTTCGGGCAAGAAGAGCCGCGACGTGTTTACCGTATATCCGACAACGGACAAATGGAGTCATGCACGGTTGATCGCGATGACGTGCAGAAATGGATAAACACAGGGAACGCAATAGAAAAACCAAACGATGCAGGAGCATAGTATGCGCGCAACATATCAGGTGCAACAGAACAGAACGATACGCGGGCCTCATGGCAGATTCATAGCCCGTGGAGTACAAATGTTCCCGTATTTGTTCGTATCCAATGAGGTCCGCACAAATCAAAACTTCAGACAGGTATATAATGACCCGACAAAGGGCGCTGCGTCCGGTGTTTCTGAGCCAACCGGACACGCCCGTATACAATATATCAGCCACGATAACGTCATGGCACAACTCTCTGAGGCATGGCGATGCGGAGTTAATCTAATACGTGTAGACGTGGAGCCTGCTGTTTTCTATGCTAGTGTTTCGTACACCGACCCGGTGGACGGCCAGTCATACCCGTCCGACCTCGATATGCTTGACGACATCATAGACACCGCAGCAACGTTTGACATCGTTGTCCAACTCCAGAACCAAGGGGACGCGAACTCTACGCAAAACCATGTCGCATTTTTGCGACAACTTGCGGATAGGTATTGGGACAAGCCAAATGTTTGGATAAATCCACAGAATGAGATTAACGGCACCACGGCTTCCGTTTATGATAGTGCCGTATGGGGCGAAGAGATGAAGACCTACGTCCTCGCGCTCCGCGAAAACATACCCGGTCAACCCACCGGGACGAAATATATGAACCCAATATGCGTAGACGCTCCTGGGTGGGGCGAGCGCGTTGATCTTGCATATCAGCTTCTAAACACGGACCCAGTTTTTGTGGCTGAAAAAAATCTAATAGTTCAGCCGCACATATACCCTATGGCTGGGCAGGACGATTTTACCACTGATCAGTGGTATAACGCGGTGCAGCACTGGTGGCAATTCCGCACTACGTTTGCGCTAATGATTGGTGAGGTCGGCATAGACAACTTTAGCGGCAGATATGACCCGAACATTGATGCATCAATGCCGTCTGTCGATCTTGTGGCCTGGGCGCAGATGCAGGGTTTCGTAAATAATTTCTTGACATGGTGTGATGCCAGGACCAAAGATTCCTCACTAAATGGAGTGATTGGACACCTTTGGTATGCATATATACCCGGCCTTTCAAGGCACGATGACAATACAATGAGGCGGCAAGACGGCACATGGACAACGTGGGGTAAAATATACCGCGACAAATATCTTTCCCCAGCGTACTCTTTAAGCTAGGTAGAACACGCCACAAAGTATAAAGGCCGTTGGACTAACAATCCAGCGGCCTTTTTTGTTACCACGATTGGCGTCGTTTCTGCCTTCGCTCTCTCTCGCGCTTCCGCTGGCTCTTAAGCTTCGCCCAACGCTTCGGCGTACATTCGCAGCGCGTCGAACCGTCAGAAAACACCGTAATGACCGCGCCAGTATCACGCGACACAACGGCAGTTAGTCCGCACAGCGTCAGGTTTTGTTTACCGTCGTAGCTCCAATTCTCACGATCGGCAGAGTGCAACACGGCGTCAATCATCGTGGATGTGATGCCGCGTTCGTCCATGCGACGGCAGGCGTGTTGCGTCAGGTAGGTCATGCCTTCTCCTCCACCTTCGCCAAGCGCCGGGTGAGGTCGGAGATGTGGGCCTCCACGAAATCGTGGCTGATGCTGACGCCTTCGCCAATTGCGAACATGCGGTTTTCGCAAACGGCCAAGCGCCGGGCCTGGGTGGCGATGGCGCGCAAGACGCGGCGAATCGCCTCTGCAAGGGGCCACTTTTTGTGCAGGTCCGCAAACTGGCGGAGCATGGTAGCGGACGCCCGAAGCTCCTCGCCGGGAACCCACACCGCGTGCTTGAGCGCATCGTTCAGAATCTCCATGAAATCCTCTTCCGGCAGCGGCGCGGGGGCTGGCTTGGGTTCTTCGTCCGCGTAGTGCTCAAAGTGTTCTCTATCGGCTTGCCAGCCGTTTTCGCTACCCACGGCCAACTTCCCTACCCTTCGGGCAGCGCGGTGTAAGGATTACCAGGCATTCCTCACAGTCGGAAATATTCCACACTTCACAGTCCCGGCAGGCGATTCCCCAGCCCACAAGGCGGAAAATGGCGAAGAGCTTACCCACGGCCCACCTCCCCCGCGAGTTCGGGGAACGCGGCGCGGGTATCGCTTTTGGCCCAGGCGGTGTCGGGGTCGTGCCTGGGGGTGTGTTCGTAGACATTCCTGCACCCTGTCAGGGCGCGCCCATCATCGTTCCCGTCCTCGTATCCGTTGAGGTATGCTTCTTTCACCTGCTCCCCCGTCAGCCTGGGTGCCTGCACGGCGCGAAGGAGGGTTTCCACGTCCTCGTATTCCACGTGGTCTCTCATGTTCATGCGGTAGCACACGTTACCGAAGGCCTTCCGTACTTCCGCCTCCGTGGGCGGGGTCAGCATAGAGAGGATGCGGGGCAGCGCGTTGCGCATGGCCGCGACGAGGGCGAAATCGTCAGTGTCCCAGCCCATGTAGTCAGCCAAGACACACTCGTCGCCGTACTCGTCCTTGCCGCACAAACGCACGTCGCCATTCGCTCCTCTCTGCTCCACGCGCCACGGCTCCGGCGTGGCCTTCGCCTCCAATTTCCGCAGCTCCTCAATCTCCCACGCCGTCAGCGGCTTGCGGCTATCTTCCATCTCACACCTCCGTTTACATTGTCCATTCATCCAACACCTCGCCAGTCAGGCCGTCGCCTTCGATGCGCTGCTTATTTTCCGTCCACACACGATTGAATTGCCACGGTGGCACGGCGTTGTCAAGCACAAACTTGCGCTCATCGATGAAAAGCTTTTCGAGTGCCACCATGTTTGTGCAGGCGGCGGCGAGACTAGCGAAGTGTCGGATGGTCATGGGGTTAACCTCGCGTGTAACCTACAGACCCAGACCCATTTGCACGAAGTAGTTCCATGTTTGTGTAACCAGACTCAAACGCATCGGCTGGAGAAAATGACTTGTAGCCATCTTCATACACCACGTAATATCCACCGACGTGCGGCTTATGTTTACGCATGTAGTCGTAATCGACCTTGAATGCAGCATATCTTGCATCCGCTGGTTCAATCATTGCGCTACCGTCAGTTTCAGCGTTATGGTTATCAGCATTGTGGGGCACAATGTTTTTAATTTTCAGCGCCCATACCTCCTTGTGACACTTATACTTCGGCATCTCTGTGTCGCACATATAATACTCCCTGTGTTTGCGTTTATCGTCCAAGGTTTTTATAGCGGTTTTCCTTCCCGCCTAGCTAAAAGGTACATCATCCATGCCACTTGCTTCACTCGGAAACGCGGGGCCAAGATCATCTATATCGTTCATCATCGGCGGCTTCGGCTTCTCACTCTGGCTGCCACTCTGCCCACCGATCTGCCCGGCTTCGCGCTTGTCGAGGCACTGAACGCGGTTGGCCACCACCTCGCAGCTCACGCGCTTATTCCCTTCCTTGTCCAGGTATTCACGCTTATCTATGCGCCCTTCAACCACCACGCACGCCCCCTTGCGCAGGTAGTCACGGCAGAACTCTGCGGCTTTATCCCACACCACAACATCGTGCCAAGTTACGCGGTCAACGTACTGCCAGCTGGCATCCTTGACGCGAAACGAGGTTGCCACGGACAGGTTGACAACACACTTCCCGGCCTGAGTGGCGTTCACGCGGGGGTCGCCGCCAAGGTGTCCGATGAGTGTGACCGAGTTCAAGCTAGCCAATTGCGGCCTCCCTTTTGATGAGTTCTTCCTTCCGTTTCTGCACTTCGCCATTCACACTGTTTGAATCACTGACTGCAAGCCTACGCTTGAATCCTTCGGACTTGTACAGCGCGCCAAGATCGTCAACGGAGTTCGCGCTAGCGAGGATGCCCGCGAGTTCGTCAGGTGCGAAGGGCAGCGGCATGTCCGCGCCAGTTTCAAGCCACGCCACAAGCTCTTTGCCCGTGTCAACGCTGGGAGTGAACACCTTGCCGTCAAACAGGCTTGTGCGGTCCTTACTAGCTGTGGCGACGTGGCGGTCCAGGTCCATGTCAAACACTACCGTAAACTCGTATTCCATGCCGTCGCGTTGGACCGGGGCCATGCCGACCTTCTTCGGAACCTTCACGTTCTTGCCGTTGCGGTTCTCATCCACCAGCACGTATTCCTGTTTGGTCCGCATGGTGGCGATGACGTGGCAACCGGATTGCAGCATGGAATCCACAAGCGCGTTGTGCATCGGCGTAATGTCCCGCCACGCGGTGAAGTCGTTGCCGCGCCCCTTGCGCTTGTCCACTTCTTCCAGCAAGCCGCCCTGGCCCGCCCAAGCGTGTGTGAGGCTATCCACGATCACGACGTTGTACCCGGCGCGCTCGGCTTCCTTGATGGCCTTCACGTACTTGTCGGGCGTGTACGGCGGGTCGATGTCGCACACGTCATAGTCGCACAGATGCGCATACAGGCTACCACTCTTGCGCTCGGTGTCGATGAGCGCGATAGGCCCGCCCAACCCCTGCGCGATAAGCAGCGCGCTGTAGGTCTTGCCACTACCACTAGGGCCAAGCATGGCAAGCCGCAGCTTTGCCTTCTTGCGTTCTGCCTTTACGAACATTATTCCCCCTTCACGGCCCTTTCTGCCGCGTCAACAACGCTCTTCGCCACGTCAACCGTCATTGGCCTGTCACGATCAGTCAACGCGCCGCCCATTGTCACTGTGTCATGCACGATTGCGATAGGAATAGTGATTGCCGCCGTCACAGTATTTTCAAGCAAGTCGAATAAGCCCATTACCAACTCCTTTCGTTCCTTCGACACTCGCACAAACTGCGGGCGGTGTCAACTACGTTCTTCCCTCACAACTTCACGCATCACAGCATTGGCCTTCTTCGCCCCGACCTGTTCGCGCCACGCCTCGTAGTCCTTGTCGCGCTGGAAGCCGGGGATAAACTTGCGCGTCCACGCATCAACACGGCCCGCCTGGGTGAACTCGTAGGGCGTGTGGTTGAGGTCCATTACATGTCTCCGAATGCGCGTTCAAGCGCCTTTTCGAGTTTTGCATATTGTGCGGCCCTGGCAGCGGCCCAGGCAGCGTCCCAGGCAGCGTCCCCGGCAGCGTCCCCGGCAGCGTCCCCGGCAGCGGCCCAGGCAGCGGCTCCGGCAGCGGCCCAGGCAGCGTCCCAGGCAGCGTCCCAGGCAGCGTCCCCGGCAGCGGCCCGCTTGCTATCGTCTCCGGTTTCCAGGTATTCGCGCACGATCTCTGGAATGTCCCACAAGTGGGCAACGTCCAGGGCACAGCCTCGCGCGAACTCTCGCAAAATCAGTTCAACGTCAGCAACCGCAACATACTTTCGCCGCCTACCTGTAATCTTGTCAGCTCCGACCTTGACACAGCCGCTTATTTCCACCAGCCAAAGCCGATTGCTGGCAGCGTATTGTAGCGCGTCCAGCGCATTTACGGACCCATGCAGGCCAGCGTTGCACAACACCGGAGTACAATTGACTTCGTGCGTCTCTCCGACCTCTGGCTTGCGCCCATCTCCGTAGCCCAGAACTCCGCTAGCTGGCTCAAACCAATATGCGCGATATACCTTCGCCTTGCTCATCTCATTTCCCAACCTTTTCCGCATACGTGGCGTCCACACCGTTCTCCCACTGCCAACCATCGTTGCTATCTCCATCGCGGCTTTCAGCACTCCGCGCGAAGCTGGGGCACGATTCCGCGCTGTTCTCCGGGTCGACACGCACAATCATTGTCGGGTATCCTTCAAGAGCCAAGGCCTCCGTGGCCTCCGGGCAGTAGTAGGTGTCCGTGCTCTTGATGTACCGCATGTTGTCGCAGTCCTCGCAGCGCATATTCGCGTTACGAAGCAAGTTAGCGGCCCTGAAAAGTTCGGCATGATTTTCCATTGCGTCCTCCGTTTGTTGAGTCGACACTGCCGAAAGTGCGGCGAAGTGTCAAGAGAAATTACAACACAACCGCATCGCGGGCGGCTTTCAACGTATCACGTAGTTCGTGATTAGAGTTCTCCCGACGTCTCCACGCCTCGCGCACAGATGGTCCAGCATTTTTCTGTGCCCACTCTCCGGCATGAATGACGCGGTGAACCTTCAAGGCCTGCACTTCAACCAGCCATTCCAGCGCATCTATCCGAGCCTGCGCTTCGGAGTAGAGCACGTACTCAATTTGGTCAGGCCACTTGCGACGCGTGTCAAAAACGGTTACGTCTTCCGGTGTGATGTATACGATATCCATACCAGCACCACCTACCACGTCACGCCGATTACCGTAATCCCCACCATCGCCACAATCCACCCCGTCACGATTACCCACGTCGGTACGGCCTCAAAGCTACCGCTGCGCACGTTCGGGCGGCAGGTAGTGCCAGTGACGCGGCAGGTGGCGCGATAGGTTCGGGTAACTTCGCGGGCGAAAATGACCATGCTACACCTCCCTTCCGGTGGCCTTGGCGATGGCGGCGCGGGCACGGCAGTTGTAACAATCGGGCTCGTTAACGTGCGGCGTCTCGCAGGCGAACTTGGCGAAATGTTCCAGCGCCTCCAGCAAGTCTGGGGCGGCGGCTATAAGTCTGGCGTTGCCCTCATCGCACCCATCATGGTTATCGCTGTTCCCGATCATGCCAATATACCTTGTGCCCGCAAATATGCGAGCGTCCCACAATTCTCGTGGCGTTGGGGCTATTACTTTCCACGGTCCGGGCGTATGTACATTTTTCATGGCGTTCTCCATTTGTTGATTGTGGGGGACGAATCCCCCGGTTTACTTTACGCTTCCGCCCTGAACTCACGATGTCCGAACATGTCCGCGAAAAATGCGAGGTCGCGCCGGGCGTTCAGCGCCTTGTTCCGCTCTTGGCAAGTAATCGGGTCTTGGCGATTGTGCATGTAGCAAAACACGTATGCCCATGTGCCGTCTTCTGTCTTGACCTGGAGTGCTGGTTCATTAGCGTGCAGCATGTCCGTCTCCTTTTCGTTGTGGATCATCAACTCGCAAGCCCACCATGCCGAACCTTCGCCGCGCTGTCAAGCACTTTTTTTGCCATCAACACAAGTTTTTTCGATGTGGCAAGAAATTTCACGATAGGCAAGAAAAATGCTTGACTCCGGCGCTGGGCGGTGGCATGTTGACGGCGTGGCGAGTGAACAATAATCGGGAGTAGAAACATGAAAGACAGTAAGTTTGTTTACGCAATGAAGGCCGCAACCGGGCCGCAGTGGTTCAACTGGATTGGACGGGATATCTACCCAAACTCATGCGGTGGTTACGGCAGGGGAGAGGGCGTAGTCCGAGAAAGCGAGGGGCACGGTTATACACTTGATGGCACAGCGCACTTGCGCATGTTCGGCGCGCTTGACGCTCCGGGGTGCAGAATTATCAAACACAGGAAGGCAAGCTAACCATGACCACCACTATCCCCATCCCCTTCCCCACCACCTGCGACTCCGCCATTCGTACCGTCTGCTACCTCCGTGGCTGGCGCACACTCAAGCCCTTAGCCGATGAGCTTGGACTTGCCGACACGTCGCGGCTGTCACGACTGGTGCGGCACCACGAGGAAGGTACGCCGGAGATGTTGTCTAGGATACTGGAGCATATGCCGAACAAAGGAGTTATCAGCAATGGGCAATAATCAGGCGTACACGATCATGGAGGCAACGGTTATCGCGGCGTATAACGCTGGATTACGCGGCGAACAGCTTGCGCCGTTTCTTGAGCCGTATCGTAACACGGATATTGACAGCGGCGGGAGATGCGACCTTGAAGCGTTTGATGGAAAGGACATTGAAGACGTTATCATGTCCGAGTTCGGCGATGATGAGCAAAAAAAGGCATGGGACTTGTGGAGACAAATAGGCGACGTTGATCTGTCTGGCCTTGACGCCGCATCCATTGAAGAATATCAAGACAAAGAGTGGAAGCTTGAAAATGCGGCAATGGACGCTCTTGATGGAATCATTGGTCGAGATGGACGTTTCGGGTGGTGTTGAAATGACTGACCCTATCGCCAAAGCGTTCTGGACGCTGATACAGCAGGCCAATGCCGCGAGTGCCACAGTGCCAACGTGTGCCGGGCGATGTTCGCCAAGTGCCAGTGGGGTGGGGAATGAAAATCTACATAGTGAATATCTCTGAGTGAGCGCCTAGAGTAAGTGGGAAGATAGGTAGAGAGGCAGGGCGGGGAGTAGTATCCATTACTGGGGACACTTCTTCTATAAGGGCATGATCTAACAGGGATAATTGGT